TTTTCAGTTTCAACACTTAGTTTGCTATTGTCCTTAATAGGTTGTACAAAGCAATAACCTTGTGGGCATATCCACTCTTTGTCACGCTTATACAAAAATATCTGATCGTAATTTACAAAGTATCTATTTTCTTCGTAGTACGATCTACTATTGCGCTCACGGCCTTTTACGTCATACCAGCGTCTAAACACGTTGAAATGAACGATGACTGTATCACCTTCTTTTATATCGTAGTTAGTAAACCTCGGTACAGATATAACCTTAGCTAACCTATTAACGTGTGAGTGATCTGACACGTCTGTATTAAGTATTAACTCTTTGTCTCCAACTTTAGTAGTGTTGTCGTATCGCTCTCCAATAGGCTCTACAATAAAGTTGTATAATGCCTGCATTAGTACTCTAAATTATACTCTACAGATATAGCCATATTCTTGTTAAAGTCCTTCCACGGAATAACAGCTTTATCTTTTCTAATGTATATAGAGTACTTTTCAGTTTCTTCTAAAATATCACAGATGGTATGACCGCCATACACTTCCTGTCCAACAGAATAATGCATGGCGTCATTTTTATAATCTTTACCGATCGTGATCTTACGAATCAGATGGCTCATCGTCTTTGTATTTAATAGCACCGCTCTGAATGTTAATATCATCAGTTCCGTACTTTTCTTTAAAACTTGATTGTATTTTACTCAACTTATCGTTGCCTTCAAATAAGGCGTGTAATGCATTATGCTTTTGAACTTCAATAGTTCCAATATCAAACTGCAGCTTATTAATAGCCCCAACTACGTTTTGCAATTCTTTAAGCTCTTCTTCAGAAATCTTTTCTGGTTTTAGGTCAATGACCTTTTCTTTTTTCTTTTTTCCCATAATTAAATTAAATTAAAATTGTTTATTATTATCTACAAGTAGCCATGCTAGATACTCTACCACTAACTATTTGTATACTTTTAAATGTAGAGCCGTCATGAGTTACCTTGTAGTACCCATTGGCTAACTTATATCTATCGTTTTCTCTAGCTCTAGTGTAAAAAGTTGTACCACCTCTATAACCACCAGCTGAACCGGCGTTATGATAATAAGTTTGATTAACCGCTTCTGACGTACCACAGCTTGCGCTATGTGTTGTTTCGCCGGTTTCAATAGAACCAGTTATAGCATGAAAGCCTTTTGCAGATACAACTTCTTTTCTACGCTTTACTACTACAGGCTTATTTTTACCTCTAGACTGAGCTGAAGTATTAGCGTTACCTAATGCCATTAGTGACCGTAATATACAATTACACCATGCGTATTCGTGTCGTCGCCACCTGCAAGATCTACTAGCTGAAGACTTGTCCATCTACCATAAATAGTTAAGCCAGCTGGAAACTCTACAGTGTTTGCAATAGGTACTGAAGTTACAGTATCACCGTCATCGTCTTCTCCGTTTGCTAAAAACTGTGCTCCAGTTCCTATAAAAGATACACCGTCGTCTATCGTCGCGCTTCCATTAGCTATGTAAGAATCGTCAGCAATTAACTTAGTAAACTTCATAGCTTCTAACATTGTTATTGCTACTATTACTTTTCCTGTAGGAGCAAATAACTCTACGTTAGTAGCTTTTATGTGACCGCTGCCTAGTTGCCCAAAATTATATGCAACTCCTTGTGAATTAATTCCCATTTTATTTTTTTACTTTTTCTATAGATCTACCAGCAAAGTATGCACCAAACGCGGTTAGCATAAGTATCTGTAGCAAGTCTACATATGAATCTTTAACATTGAAAGGTAATGTATCTACACTATCAAAAACCATTGTTAGCATGAACATACCCATTAAACATATAAGCGTTAGTGGCCTAATAAGCTTAGCTAGTTTTACATCGCTACCCATATCAGCTTTCCACCTTTCGCTTACGTTATTTTGAAAAGCAACCTCAGCATCTACAGCAGCCATG